CAGCCAGAGGGCGCGGCGCTCCCGCGACGCGGTGGGGATGGCGCAGTTAGCATTGGCTTTTAGATTTTAATATTAATAGTCCGAGCGCCAGAAACTGTAGTTTATAAGCGAGGCAGACAGACTGCCTACCAGTCTCCCACCAGACTGTAGCAGTACGGCGACAGCCAAACAGGATGGGGTCTGAATGACCCCAGACTGTTTAAATCTGTGCTGTTATAGTATGAGTAACTACAGAAACTATTTTCCCGTACAAACCCTATGCCCCTGCTCTGTCCTATTATGTCCTATTTTAAATAGCCTATTCTGTGAGTTAGGTAACACTTTGCTAAAAAAGCGTTCGGAATGGCTGTTTGAACGGATTAATAGATAGTAGGGACTATTTATAGTCCCGTACAGTAGCAAGCCTTTAGGGCTTGCGTTACAGACTGTATCTACTATCTGTTTCTAACTGTCTGTTCTGACTGTACTGACTATTGTAGATGGGACAGTTCTGTGACTTTTCAGAAGGCTAACAATCCTAGGACAAAGGCTATGGCTGAAGCCAAGGCTAAAGTTCTAGCCCTTGTAGCCGAGGGTATGTCTGTACACAGGGCTATGGAGCAGTTGGGCAAAAAGCCCGACACTGTTCGCATCTGGATGATGCGAGATAAAGAATTTGCCGCCAATCTGGCTGAGGCAAAGGAGAACGCCAAAGAGCGTTCTATTAAGGCTTTGGGGATTGCCCGTGAGGATATATCCTTCCCGCAGTTCTCTGAAATGTTTTTAGACCAGAGGGTCTTTCCCCACCATCAAGACTGGGTAGACCTGCTGGAAGATAGGGAGCCTTCTTGGCTACACCCTAATATGATTTATGAAAAAGGCGACCCAAACCGCTTACTCATAAACGTGCCACCTGAGCACGCTAAGTCCACCGTGATTACGGTGAACTACTCTACTTACCGCATCGCACTTAATCCCAACGTTAGAATCATCGTAGTTTCTAAGACGCTTATCAAAGCACGGGAATTCGTGTACGCAATTAAACAAAGGTTAAGCCACCCGCGCTGGTTGAAGTTGCAGACAACATTCGGACCAGAAGGGGGATGGAAAGAAGACTCTGATACCTGGCGTGTTGATACCGTCTACTTGGGAAGCGATGCCCGTAATTCATCGGAAAAAGACCCGACTATTCAGGCGCTCGGTATGGGGGGTCAAATCTACGGTGCCCGTGCCGACCTCATCATTCTAGACGACTGCATCACTACCGCTAACGCTCACGAGTATGAGAAGCAGATTAACTGGCTACAAAAAGAAGTTATTACCCGTCTTGGCAAAAATGGTAAATTGCTAGTAGTAGGGACAAGAATTGCGCCGTCAGACTTTTATAAAGAACTCCGTGACCCGAAGCATTGGTCAGGGGGCAAAAGCCCATTTACGTATATGGGTATGCCTGCTGTTCTGGAGTATGGGGAGAAGCCGAAAGACTGGGTTACTCTCTGGGCAAAGTCGGACACTCCGTGGGATGGCGATGATGAAACACCTGACGAGCAAGGGCTATACCCGAAATGGGACGGACCGACATTAGCCAGACGTAGAGGAGAGGTGACTCCATCTACGTGGGCACTAGTCTACCAGCAAGAAGATGTCACAGAAGACTCTATCTTCCCGCCTGAGTTAGTACAAGGTTCTATCAACGGAATGCGTAAGCGTGGCAACCTAAGACCTGGTGCTGCAGGACATCCTAACGCTGTTGAAGGTTACACCGTCATAGGCTTTGACCCTGCTATGTCTGGTAACGCTGCTTTTGTTGCTATGACATATAACAGACACGATGGCAAGATTTATGTGCTGGACTGTTTGAATATGGCAGAACCAACACCACAAAAGATTAGGCAAGCAATTGAAGATTTTACGTTGGCGTATAAACCGCAAGAGTTCCGAGTTGAAATCAACGCACACCAAAAAGCGTACTCCCTTGACGACGACCTACGAAACTGGCTTGCTTCTCACGGTGTACGACTTAATTCTCACTTCACAGGCAAAAACAAATGGGACACAAACTTTGGAGTTGCCTCAATGTCAACGCTGTTCGGAACTTCTCGTGACGGAAAGTTTCAGAAAAACAACATCCTTGAACTCCCAAGTACTGAATCTTCTGAGGGGCTTAAGGCTTTAGTTCAACAACTTATAACCTGGAAGCCTGATACCAGAGGTAAGACTGACTGTGTGATGGCGTTATGGTTTGGTGTTATTCGCTGTCGTGAATTTATGCAGCAAAACTCTAACGTGCAAAGGTGGGCTAACAACCGCTGGGCAACAAGAGCGCAGAAAGAACGACGTATAAGTATTAATCTAGATGAAGCCTTTGCAGAGCAATGGCAACAGACATACGGATAGGAAACAGATGCTGTCAATAGAACAAATCTCGGCACGTGTAGAAAATCTACGTGAACGTGCTGCTGAGCGTGACTCACGCCAACAAGACGTTCTTGCTGTCCGTAAAGGACAGATTGCAACTGTCTATCCAGATTTCTTTCCTGAAGGTGTAGATGCTAATGTCGTTGCAAATTTTATTGATATTGTTGCAAGAGACTTATCAGAAGTTATGGCGCCTTTGCCGTCAGTCAACTGTTCCGCGGCGAATCAGGCTAATGACCGCGCTCGCAAATTTGCTGATACACGTACTCGCATTGCTACTAACTATTTTGCTCATTCGGACTTACAAGTCCAGATGTACACAGGCGCAGACCTCTACATCACATTCGGTTTCGTTCCATTCGTTATAGAGTTGGACGAAGAAGCAGGGCTGCCGCGTATCCGTATAGAAAACCCAGTGGGCGCTTACCCAGAGTTTGACCGCTATGGACGCTGCATTGCCTTTGCAAAACGCTACTATATGGCAGCAGGAGAACTAGCATCACAGTTCCCTGAGTATGCACATATCCTCCTTGGCAAAGAAATGTACAAGGGCGATATGAATTACCAGTTAGAAGTTGTTCGTTATTATGATGAACAGCAATCTATCTTGTATGTGCCAGAACGCAACAACCTAGTCCTATCACAAGCCAAGAACCCAATTGGCAAGATGATGGTAGTTGTAGCACGCCGTCCTTCTATTGACGGCGAGATGCGTGGACAGTTTGATGACGTGCTCGGTATTCAGTTGCTTCGCAACAGGTTCGCATTACTTGCGATGGAAGCAGCGGAAAAATCCGTACAAGCACCAATTGTTCTACCGCAAGATGTTAACGAAATGGAGATGGGTGGAGATGCGATTATTCGCACCGCTAACCCAGCAGGTGTACGCCGTGTAGACCTTAACATTCCACCTGGAGCATTCACTGAACAACAGTTACTTCAACAAGAACTTAGAACAGGTACACGTTATCCAGAGGGACGTACTGGAAACATTGATGCCAGCATTATCACGGGACAAGGTGTGCAGGCACTTATGGGAGGCTTTGACACACAGGTCAAGTCTGCTCAGGCTATCTTTGCTTCAGCGCTACGAGATGTTATCTCTGTCTGCTTTGAAGTTGATGAGAAGTTTTTTGATTATGAAAAGACTATCCGTGGTGTAGATGCTGGTAGCCCGTACCAGATTACATATAAGCCAGCAAAAGATATTAAGAAAGATTATTCTGCTGATGTTCGCTACGGAATGCTTGCAGGACTTAATCCTGCACAGGGTCTTATCTTTATGCTACAAGCACTTGGTGGCGGTTTAATTTCTACAGATTTGGCTATGCGTGAACTACCCTTTGGTATTAACGTAACGCAGGAACAAGAAAAGATTGAGATTGAGAATATGCGTAAGTCGCTAGTGCAATCTCTACAAGCCTATACACAAGCCATCCCACAAATGGCTGTGCAGGGTGGGGACCCATCTATGGTAATCAAAAAGGTGGCTGACGTTATTAAAGCACGCCAGAAAGGCGTGGCTATTGAAGACGCAGTTGAAGAAGTATTTGCACCAGAATTACCTCCTGCTGGCGCTCCACAGGTTGAGCAACCGTCCCCTGCTCCCGCTGCGCCAGTGGGAGGCGCTCCTCAAGGGGCAGCACCAGAAGCAGCGCCATCTCTACAAAGTTTATTATCTAACTTAACATTAGGTGGTCAGGCTAGCGCTAGTGCACGAACTGTAACTCGGAGGTAGTAATGCCATCGCGTAAGAGAGTAAGCAAAAAGGCTAAGCCACAACCAAAGCGCAAAAGAACGACTAAAGAGCCTGTACTAGTAAAGATTGATTTTTGGGCTATTGCTGCAAAAGAAGTTTATGATGCTTGTGTTCGGGCAGGATTTGATGAAGGAACTGCAATGGCATTTGCTATGGATAGGTCAAGTTATCCTGATTGGATAGTAGACCCTAAAGACCCAATTAAAAATCCGTTAGATGATTTTGAGGAGGATGACGATTAATGGCAGGAGTTGGCGGTTATCAAGCACCTACTAATCCAGCAGTTGTATCTGGTCCTGGTTCACTAAGCAAACGTACTGATGGTTCACCTTCGCAACCTGCTACATATATTTCAGGATTGCCATATGGACAAGGTGAAGCAACATACAATCAACAAACCGCAGCGCCTATGGCTGAGGTAACAGAAGTACCACAACGTCCTCTTAAACCTATTGTTGGATTAAATGAACCAACTCAATTTAAAGACGAACCAATTTCTTTTGGTGCTGATTGGGGTGCTGGTCCTGGTCTTAGTAGTGTAGTTTCACAGGCTCCATCTTTATTGCAGACTGTAGAAAAAGCAATGCAGTATGACAATAGTGGTGTAATGGAATTTCTATACAATAAGTTGAATAAATAACCTATGTCAATTAGAGACTTTGTTCCCGTTACTATTAATGTGGAGACATTACAAAATTCTCCCGAACTTATTCAGGTTCGTACCGCTGGCAACTGGACGCCAGAAGAAAGTGCTACTTTAAACTCATTAGAAAAACTAATGAACTTAAATTCATTTTTATCTTCTGACCCAGACCTTCGGGCAGCACGGGATAGTTTTGCACGCCTTAGTCCAGTAATTCAAAGAGGTTTATTGGATATTAACCCAGAGGCTGAGTATGCAAAACCTGATAAGAGTTTCTTACAAAAAGTATTTTCTAAAGAAAATAATTATCTGCTTCAATTAATATCTGACCCACTACGTACTTTGAATAAAGTTGGTAGTGCTTGGATTGGTGCTGTTGAAAATACTGCCCTTAATCTTATGAACGTTGCAGATAAGCAACGTGAAGTTGTCAGAGCAGCAATGGGAGAACCGTCTGCTCTAGAACAAATAACAAGTAAAGACTTTTGGAAAGATGGCTGGAATGGTTACAATAAATGGAACCAACCAGGTATTGAAAAATTAGATGAAGAATATAATAACGCTACTGGTGTATTAGCCCGTGGTATTATAGACGGTAAAAGTTATTATGAAATTTTTAAAGAGTACGGAGCCATTGATGATGATATGGCTAATGCTTTCTTTAAAGTTGGAACTCCAGAATTTCAAGAAGTAATAGATAGATACCGTAGTAAGAAAATTAATCTAGGTACTCTTATTACAGACTGGGCTAATGGATTTGCTCCTTTTAAAGAAAATCCAACAACTCAAGACACTATTAAAGATACTTTAGCATCTGCGGTTTTATCTATTGGTGGTATGCGTGGTGTTAAACGTAATGAAAAAACTGGTGAGTTTGAGACTGAAAAGTTGTTTGGTCAGGGATATGGTGACCCTTCTACAGGATTAGATATTGCTGCTACGTTTTATATTGACCCATTGACCTATATGACTATGGGTGGCAGCCGTAGCCTTAATGCTATGAAGGCTGCAAGAACTGCAGAAGAATTAGCCAATGCTGTGGACTTGCAGACAAAGGTAGCACGACTAGATGATTTATTTAAGGAACCACAGTGGGTTGCAAAGAATGAATCTTTTATTCAAGACGTTAACGTTTATCGTGATGCTTTAGATAATAAAGAAACAATTGCTGCAGCAAATGCTCGGTTAAAGATTTCTTTAGACCATCCTGAATATGATGATGATGTATTGCTTGGTATTTTAACCAAGGCTACCGTTAAAAAAGAAGGCGAAGAAGTACTAGTTACTGACCTAGATACTTATAAATCTTTTCTTGAAACTGGTGAATATACCAACTATATCATCAATGGTAAAGTAAATAATCTACTTACTATGCGTGAAGAAAGCGTTGCGCTTCAAAATCGTCAACGCCGTATGGTCAATGGTATGCGTAGTACTGCTACAAAAATTTTCCAGGGACTAGACAGAGATGTAGTAATTGGTAAAAAACAACTGGATGAGCAGACTGTTAAAAATTGGACAGATATAGAGCAAGAAATTCTTAAGCGTCCTACCATTGCGCCAGATGAGGCTGTAACTCCAGAGATATTAGCCGAGATAGAACGTAATGAAACTTTATTACAGTCTTTAACTAAGCCTAAAAAGTACCAAGCAAAAGAATTAAACCGCGCTTTTGGTGAATTATTGGCACGTATGCCTTCTCAAGGCGCTCAAATTTTTTGGTCAGATGCTTTAGTTGATAAAGGTTTACCATTTTTCCGTGACTATGCTCGGTTAGTTACGGGTGACAAAATGCGTGCTGAGTTTCTTGCCCAGTTATATAAGAAAAGTTCTGTTACTGACAGAATTAATATTATGTTTAACTTGGATAAAATCTATCTTGACTCTATTGGGGCTGCTTTTACAGCCGAAGGTTTGGCTTATCGCAACTCTGTATTGCAGGGTAGATATATGCCAGAGAAAACTGCCAGCATAGTTGACTACACTGTAGAAACTTCTGATGTTTTTAAAGCCTATGATGACGTAAATCCTATTCCACCAGGACCTTCTGCTTTATTTCATACCACAGAAGGTATAACACTACTACCTTTTGATACTGTCATTAAAGATATTTATGACAGAATTGGTGGTGCTGTTGGTGCTACTAAATTTAAGTATGGTAAGACTCCTGTATACAAAGATTTAATTAAAAAACTTGGGTATATGGGTTATGGTTGGTCAACCAACAACTCTGTTTCTAGGGCTATTAACCGAGGTTTTTCTTTTGGGCTACTATTTCCTAAGTTAGGTATTAAAGCAGCCTTTGATGAAGCAACAGTTCTTGCTAACGTTACTACTCCAGCAATGTTATTTGATTTGCTATACGGCAAGGGACGGCAGTTAAGCAATATCCACGCAGCATATAGCGGTACTAACATAAGTCAAGGTTTTATTAAAGAAAAATTCCTTGATGTAATTGGTAGAAATCCAGCAAAGTTTAGAAGTGCACAGCAACGGCAAGCAGACCGTGCTATGAAAGAAGTGCAGACTGAGTTTGTAGACCCTGATACTGGTCGTGTTGTTAGACAGACAGAACTTATTACTGCTGATGAGTTTTTTGGTATGAGTCCTGAAGAATATTTAGTACGAGCAGCAATTGCTAAATATGGTAGTAAACTTAATGACCAAGAAGTTGAATGGTTAGTAGAAGACTATATGCTAAATGGCAATGCTGCCGATGCAATGGTTGGTTCTATCATTGGTGCCACTTTTGGTGAGGCAGTAACTGAGGCTAATCTAGCAAGACAGGTGTATGGCGCAAGCCCACTAACTTTGGCTATTGAAGCAAAGGGTCTGGAAATCCTTGGCAAGCCAGTATGGGATAAGTTTAATAAACTTAAAACAGCCGAAAGAACTCTTGCTCACTATAGATACTTTTATTTACTGTTTGCAAAGAATGAAAAATATGGTATTAATTTTGGTGACCTATTTGTTCAGAATAATGCACTACGCACCGCTAAAGATGTAGATAATTTTGTTAAGTACGGTATGAGTCGGGTTGGATGGAATGTAGATAATCCAAAGCCTGATATAGCGCAGATGTTTAATGACCGATTTGGTCAAGTTTCTACCCTTAGAGCAATGGGTATGTCTGAACGGGATATTAGCGAAGCGCTTATTGTTAATGCTGCAAAAGAAATGCGTTATGTATTTCACGGAAGTGGCACTGCATTTAACGAAGACCTACTAAAATTAATCCAAGATAAACTTTGGACTGCTAAAGAAAAGGTAGGCAAGGCTTCTTACTACGAAGAAAAGAAGATGCTTGAGCGCGAACGCGCTGGTGGCGCTACAACCACAGTTTCTTCTGCTGAACTTAAACGTAGACGTGAATGGGAAAGAAAACAAGTACAGCCTTCTACTCAGATTGGCAATATAACCTTTGAAGAATTTGAAAAGGCTACAGCAAACTACCCAATTAAAGGTCAGATACAAACAGATATTAACTTTGATGACCTAGGAGTAGTTCCTGAACAAGGTTTTGTTGACCGTATGATGGTTAAAGGTTATGAGTTTATGGACCGTCAAGTTAATGATGTTATTCGTTCAGATATTTACCGTCTTAAGGTTTTAGATGAACGGGCTAAACTTAAACCAGACCAAGAAATGTTAACAAAGACATTGATTGAAAATGGTTCAGATGCTGATATTGCTGCTATTCAAGCAGCAGGTATTATGGCTAACCAAGCACGCCACAATTCTTCTAATACAATTTTAAAGTATGTTGATAACCCACAGGTTCGTTCACAACTAGCATTCAATATGCGTGTAGTAGGGCGATTTATCCGTGCTACAGAAGACTTTGCTAAGAGAGCAATACGTTGGGTAGCACGTCATCCAGTTTCTATACCTTGGAGATTAGGTCATCTTAGCCACGCTACTGATGGTAGTGGTATTACCTATGATGACCAGGATGGTAACAAGTATGTTGTTATTCCTAACGATGGTGTCTTTTGGCAGGATGTAGCACCAGCAATTGTTATGTTGGCTAACCCACCATATGCAGCAATTGGAGCATATAAGGGTATTAAAGATGGCAATTGGGGTTTCTTTAAGCAGGCTGAGTGGAATCAATACACGATGAAGGTATCTTTACTTAACCCTTCATATTCAGAAGGCGCTGGTTTATATACATTTACTGGTCCTAATATTGCTATACCTGTTACTGGTATCCGTGATTTGCTTGTAGGTCTTGGAACTAAACTACAGTCTAAAGAGATTTATAACTTTGGTTTATCTATAGATAATATTCTACTTGGTGAGGTTAGTGATAATACAAACCTATTCCGAGCAACTATTCCGCCAGCACTGGCTAACTACTACAAAGCCTTTGTAGGAGAGTATAAAGACAATCAAGGAGTAATTGCTGCGTATCAGGCTATTAGTTATATGCAGTATAACCCTGAAACAGCCAAGACTCCTGCAGACTTTTTAAATGATAAAGGTGAATACGACCCATCTAAGGCTCAAGAATTTTTAGATGAATGGCGTATACAGACTGCAAACGTACTAGCCCAGAAGGCTGCTTTTAATACAATCTTTGGTGCGCCGTTGCAACCAGGTCAACCAGGAATACCTGGGTATCTGCGTAAGAACCAAGTAGTTACTCTTACTAAAGAATACGGAGATATTCTCAGAGGGTTACTACAGTTTAATCAAGAGAATGGGTTTGTTATTGAAGACCCGTATTCAGTGGCTGTGTCACTACACGCACAATATAGACCAGGCAAATTGATATTCCAGGTATCTAAAGGACTTAACGAGTCTAAGGTTGCTATTAACTACAGCAAAGAGACTTTAGATTGGGCTATTACTAACAAGAAGTTTATTGAAAAATACCCCACTGCAGCCTGGGCTTTTGCTCCTAATATTGGTGAGTATGACCCTAAGGTCATTACTTATATGCAAGCAGCAGACTTGTTGCCACCAAATGAGAATCCATTTGACTGGAATAACAAGGCTCTAAAGGAATATATAGAGCGTACTGCGGTTGCAAAGTTAATGTCTGAGTACTATCAGTATGACAAGAATGTAGATGTACTACTTAATGACCCTAATAATCCTAATAGAAACTTTGTTGATTACCGCAAAGAAGTTCGGGATAAGGCTAATGCAGAAAAAGAACGCCTACTTAATACCAATCCTTTACTTAGAAGTGTGTTTGGTACACGTGGATTTGTGACTGTTGAAGGTCTGCGTGACCAGTTTGCAGAGTTAAAAAACATAGTTAATAAGAAAGAATACCCTGCTGGTTTTTCAGAGACTAATAAGAAGTTGCTGGAAACAATGGTCAGAGCATCCAATGAATTGCTTATTGCTACACAAAGCAATACTGTTGATAATCAGTATATGGGCAATACCGTATTGCAGCAACAACTTGATGCTGCTTATGAAAGATTAAATAAACTTGCTAGCACAAATGCTATCTTGTCAGAAGCCTGGTCTGGGATTATTCGTCCATTACTAGATAAGTCTTATAACACTCCACTAACAATCGTAAGAAAGCCTGGTGATTAGTAATGCCCCCTAAGGTAAGTAAAGGTAGTCCTAGACCAAAACGTGCAGACTATCCTAAGGGTGCCAGTGGAGATGCAGCCTTTATTAAAGATACTGAACTTTGGAATAAGTTAAACATCGGCACTCCTACGCCATCTTCTCCTACAGTTACACAACAAGGAGTAGTAGAGACTAAACCAGTAGAAACAACTACTCGTACACAGTCTGGCAAAGTAAGAACTGACTGGAATATCTTTACTGATGGTAGTTTAAATATTCAAGAAGGCGATGCTGAAGTAGGGCAGACGCCTTATGTAACCGCAAGGCTTCCTGAATACGGGGAAAAGACACCTACACCTGTAGTTGTTTTGCCATCTATTGATGGTAATGGCTTTACTATTGTTCCGCGTGAAGAAATATTGCAGTCAATTATCAAAGATATACAGCGCAATCCTGGCAATGTTACTTATTGGAAAAGCCAATTAAAAGATTACTATAAATCAGATGATGCATTTCAACGCTCACTTCGTGGCGGTCCAGTAACTGATAAAGATACAGAGTTTGTATTTGCGCTACGTAGAGCACTTGGCGAAATTAGCGCCAATAACTTTTCTGCTGGTGCAGAGAATGTTAATAGAAACCAATTAAATTCTTCTGGTTTTTATGATATTAATTCTTGGCTTACAAGCAGAACCCCGCTACCAGGTCGCCAAAGCACCAGTACATCTACTAGAAACTTTACCCTCAAAGCAGATGCTATTGCTGACTTTATGCGTGAAGTACAGATACAGGTTGGTGACCCTAAACTTGTAGACAATGTTAAGGAACTAGCAGAGGCATATTGGGAAAAAGTACGCTCTGAAGAAATGAAGCGTATGGGTCAAAGTACTTCTACTTATGACCCTATTACTGGTAAAACGGTTAGCACCAGTACTGGTTTTCAGATGCCATCTGAGCAGTTGCTTAAAGAATGGCGCATTAGTTTTATTACTAAAGGCGCTATGGATAAAGATAAGGTCATTAGTACTGGTATTAGAAATGTAAAGCCTATAGACCTACAAGATGCTGGCGGTGATATAGGTGATAACTATACCAAACTAAAAGGTTATGCCTATGAGTATGGCGTAAGAATTAGTGATGAAGATTTAAAGATGAAAGCAGCCGAAGCATCTTTGCCAGGCGGCTCTATAGATGAGCAGAAAAGAACTATTCAATTAGCCTCACGTGCAACCTATAAAGCCTTAGCCCCATACATTGAAGGTGGTTTAAAAGTCAAAGACATTGGTTCTCAATTTATGAAACTTAAAGCCGATGAATTAGAACTAGCCGAAGGCGCTATTGATTTATTTGATACAGATGTTCAAGCAGCATTAAGTGGGGATAAACTACCAGGAATTAATGATTACATTATGGCTGTACGTTCTAATCCTGCTTGGCGGTTTACAAAGAAAGCAAATGAAAGCGCTGCTGGATTCTTAGACACCCTTCTTAAGATGTGGGGGAAGGTAGGATAATGCCTAGATATTTAACAGATGATGATTTAGCAGAACAAAAGCGCATTAGTAATGCACAGCAGATGGTTCAGGCAGCGCAGTTTCCTACTACAACAGCATTTGAAGATTTAGATGAAGAACAAAAGCGTATGCGTAATGCTCTTGCGTATACAACAGATATTAATCTAAGAAATGCTCCTGGCATTCCTGGCTCTTTTAATCCTTCTGCAGTACGTATTGCTGAAGAAGCATCTATGGGTGCTCCTATTCCTGCTGGTGTTCAATCAGAATTTCCTTTTGAGCCGATTATTCCACCTAGTACAGATGGTAATAAAACAGATGGAAATAAAACGGATGGCAATAAAACTGACGGAAACAAAACCGACGGCAATACTTTTCCTAAAGCAGGAACTATTCTTCGTTATAAACCAGGTCGCGCTGGATTTCGTATTCCAATTCTTGCCGATGGCAAGGGTGGAGAATATGAAGGTCCAGAAGAAAAAGACCCTGATTTTAATCCAGGCGGTGGCGGCGGAACACAATTTGTAGAGTACGAATACAGTAAAGACTTTAAGAAACGCCGTGCTAAGTTTTTCAATTCTGCAACAGGAGCATTTTCTTACGGTGAGTGGGAAGATGTACCTATGTCAAAGGAAGAATTTGACAAGATACAGGCTCAGAAAATTGCTGAAGAAACAGCAATGAATGAGCGGCGCGATGCCTTTGCTCTTATTGAAGCAACTATGCGTTCGTATGGTTTTAATGACAGTGAATTAAAAGAACTTATAGATTATATTCAAGCAGGACTTTTAAATCCTAAACTAGGTGCTAATCAGTTAGTTCTTCAGTTGCGTCAATTGCCATCGTATAAAGCACGTTTTGCTGGTAATGAAGAGCGTAGAGCAAGAGGTCTTAATGCTCTTGAGGAGTCTGATTACCTAAGACAGGAACGTGCTTATTCTGAAACCCTACGTCAGTATGGCGTACAGCGTCTTGCTACACGTGGTCAATTTGCTAATCTTATTGGTAATGATATATCTAATACAGAATTAGGTAAAAGATTGGTGCTTGGAGTTGAAAGACTTCAAAATTCTGACCCTGCAATTTTGGCTCAATTACGTAAGTATTATAATATAACAGATGCAGATGCTCTTGCTTATGTGTTAAATCCTAAAGAAATACTACCAGAACTAGAGGCTAAAGTTACTAGGGCTGAGATTGGTTCTGCTGCAGAGCAATTTGGTATGAATGTAGACCTTAGTAGAGTTACTGACTTAGAGAAATATGGCGTTGATTTGCAACGGGCACGTATTGGATACGGCTCAATTGCAGAACGTTTGCCACGCACTACAACTTTGGCAGATATTTATAAACAAGCAGGTATTGACTATACCCAAACAACAGCAGAAGAAGAAGAATTTAAAGGACTTGCTTCTGCTAAACGTGCACGTCAGCGGTTAAAAGAACTTGAGTTAGGTTCATTTAGCGGCTCTGCAGGTTTGGGTCGTACCGCTTTAACAAACCTTAATAGAGGTTCATTCTAGATTCCCGACGTGGACCAACCAGCCCCACGCGGCGTATAAGACTGGTAGCAAGAGCCAGCCTGCTAACCCCTGAGCAGAACTGTGGCTTGCGACTAACTACAAATAGAAAGGGTGGTTGCTATGAGCAACAACTACTGGGATGAAGAAGAAGACGAACAAGATACGCCTGACCATCAACTAACTGGCGATGACTTAGTTAAGAAACTAAGAAAAGCCAAGCGTGCTGATGAGAAGCGCATTAAGGAACTTTCTGAACAACTTGAAGGATTCCTCAAGGAAAAGAAAGAAACCACCGTCAAAGACGTCCTAGCAAAAAAGGGAGTAAACGCTAAGGCTGCACGCCTTATCTTGAAAGATGTAGAGGATGCCACTGAGGAGTCTATTGACTCTTGGCTCCGTGATAACGGAGATTTGATTGGCTATACCCCACAGGCTCAACAAGAAGAAGTGCAGAACAATCTTGCGACACTACGTCAGCAAGATGTTTTAACCCAAGGCGGTCTTACTCCAAGCAATGCAATAGACATTGAAGCCCGTATGAATAGTGCGGAGTCAATGGATGAACTCATCAATCTATTGCGAAATTCCTAATCGTTCATAGTCACTGGAGGTGACGCAACACAATGTCCAACCAATATACGTCAACCGCGAGTACATCACTCGGCGGTTCCGTTGGTGGTGCTGGTCTAGTACAGAAGGCGTATGACCGTCTTCTAGAGTTTGCGCTACGTTCTGAACCACTTATTCGTTCAGTCGCAGACAAGCGCCCTGCTAAGCAGGCTTTCCCAGGTTCAACCGTAGTTCTACAGAAGTACGTTGACCTTGACCAAGCAACATCTACTCTTACCGAGACAACTGACCCAGATGCAGTTTCTCTCACAACACCTACAACTGTAACCATTACTCTTAACGAGTATGGTAATGCAGTACTCGTAACCCGTGCTCTTGAGTTGTTCTCATTGGCAGACGTAGACCCAGCAATTGCAAACATCATTGCATACAACCTTGCTGATTCTATTGACGTCGTAGCAATGAATACACTCGGCGCAGGTTCAAACGTTCTATACGGAGGTGCTCGTACATCTACAGCAACTCTCACCGCTTCTGACACAATTGACTCTGCAAACATCCGCAAGGCAGTTGCTAAGTTGCGTTCAAACAAGGCTAAGGCTCGCCGTGGTTCCTTGTACTGGACAGGTATTCACCCAGAAGTTTCACACGACCTTCGTGCAGAAACTGGAAATATGGGCTGGAACTTCGTTCACGCTAATACTTCACCATCTGTTGACAAGATTTGGGCAGGCGAAATCGGAGATTACGAAGGTGCATTCTTCGTTGAGTCTTCACGTCTTGCTAACTCTAAGTCAGGTGCAGACCAGACCGCTCTCGCTACAACCGCTGTAACTGTTGCTGGTACATCAGCAGGCTTCACCTTCGGTGTTGCTTCTTCTGCTGTTATTGCAACTCGTGCTGAAGTTGGCGACAAGATTGCTGGAACTGGTATTGCTTCAGGTGCAAAGATTACTGCAATCAGCACCTCTGGCTCAACCACAACCTTTACTGTAGATACAGCAAACACTGGTGCAGTTACTGCAACCACAACTGTTACTGTAACTCCAGTAACCCGTGTCTTTGACACAATCGTCTGCGGACAGCAAGCACTTGCTGAGGCTGTTGCAGAAGAACCACACATTGTTATCGGTAACGTAACTGACAAGTTGATGCGCTTCCGCCCAATGGGCTGGTACGGCGTACTCGGCTTTGCCATCTATCGTGACGAAGCGTTGTATCGTATTGAAACTGGTTCATCAATCGCTGCTCTCTAGTTGATTGACTCTGGGGGCAGACATATTTGAAAAGTCTGCCCTTCGGGGTGAGTTCACTAAGGAGGACTTATGACTGAATGGCTATTTAAAACACCTACAGTGCAAGAAGGTCCTGCAGGTGGTGCCCGTTTATTTTACTTTTACAAAATAGACCGTGGCATTACTATCGTTAGGGACACAGATGGGGACTATATTCAGATTAGATACCCACAGGATTCTGATTTATTAAACTATCCTGTTGTATACCGAGGTGGCTACAACTACACAGTAGATGATGCTACTAAAGCAGCACTCATTGCTGGTGATGTTGGTGTCACAGAAAGTAACTTTACTGCTCTATGAAACACTGGGAATACCATCCTGAGTATGTAGACGGCTGCTTTGGATGCAAGGGGATGAGCGTTCAAATGAACGCAGGAGATGCTGATAGTAAACGTAGTATGCCTACTAAAGCATTTAACAAAGAATTGGATGCCTATAAAGCAGCAAGAGCACAAGGTATCCAGCCAAATGGAACTTCTATGACGAAGATTCAAGAGGCAGTAAAGGCTAGTGAAGTTATGGGTAGACCCTATGACGGCAATAAAATGCCACCAGCCAGAACAATCAACGAAAAATCAGCAGCAGTAATGAAAGAACTAGGAGTATAGATATGCCAAAGGTAAGCGGAAAGAAATTCCCATACACAGCCAAGGGCAAGAAGGCAGCAAAGATGTATGCCAAGGCTGAGAAGATGGAAGAAAAGGCAATGATGATGAAAGCAGCAAAGAAGAAAATGGCTGCTAAGAAAAAGAAGAAGTAATTATGCCGATGGAAAATATGAAGGTTCCTCATACGTATCGTTCAGAATGGCTACAGTCTCCGTATTCAACGGCAGAAAACTATATGCCATATGAAGAATACTATGCCCTTCGTGTCAGAACAGAGCCTAATCAAAGTTATCTAAGAGCAAAGGCTGCTAATAAAAATGCTAACAAAATGTTAGCAGAAAGTAAGAAAGCAGTTAAAAGGAGTACCAAGTAATGAAAGCAAAAAAAGGAATGGGCTTCAAAGCAGCCCAATCACAAATTGCCAAAAAGCAGGGTATCTCCAAGGAACGTGCAGGAGCAATCCTTGCGGCTGGTGCTCGGAAAGCCTCAGCAGCAGCCAAGAAGAAGAACCCAAACCTTAAGAAGGTTAAGGGTGCTATGAAGAAGGGTAAGAAGTAATGGCTAAACTTCCAGAAAATACACGTGGTGTTGGTAAGCCTGGATATAAAGCAGGTTCTAGAAATACAAGTCCAGTTCCAGGAATGTCAAGAACTCGTGCTGCTATAAACTCAATGACCGCAAAAGGACGCGCAGAAAATTTAGGTCGTATTGAAGCGGTTATGAGTGATAACGAGTGGAGTAAATTACAACAAAAAAATAAACCAGGGAAAACCCGTATTGGACCATTAGCCCGCGGTGGTGCTGGTGGTGGCGGTTTCTTGGATAATTTAAAGTAATGTCATCAGGTAAATATAAACCGCACCGCGGATTTAATTCTGTTCAGATTAAGAATGGTTTAGTGGTGCGGTTAAACAAGAATGGCACAGTAAGAGCAGTGCTAGGAAAGTATGGGGAATATGGCAAGCAAAGCGGACCCAAGGCTTAAGAGGGCTGGGGTATCTGGGTTTAATAAACCTAAGAGAACACCTAACCACCCAACTAAAAGCCACGTTGTAGTTGCTAAATCTGGCGACCAAGTAAAGACTATTCGTTTTGGTGAACAGGGTGCTAAGACTGCTGGCAAACCAAAGGCTGGAGAGTCTGACAGAATGAAGAAGAAGCGTGCATCTTTTAAAGCACGCCATAGCAAGAACATTGCCAAGGGAAAAATGTCTGCTGCTTACTGGGCTGACAAGGTGAAATGGTGAAGAAACAATTTTGGGACAAGAAAAATCCAAAGAAGAAATCTACAAAACTAACTCCTGCACAGAAGGCTGCTGCCAAAAAACGTGCAAAGGCTGCGGGTAGACCGTATCCAAATTTAGTAGATAATGCTGCGGTACTAAAGAAGAAAGGCAAGTAATGGCAACAGGCACAGCAGGTAGTTCATTTACAAGCGAACTTAATAGGTTGGCTAATGGTGGGACATATCCAGCACTAACGGCATATCAGGCACCAGTTGCTGCTGCTAATGACTATGCCAATACAACAGGACTTGCTTTGCTTGGTGCACTTAATAAGAAGGCTGATGCCAATAGACAACCTGATGACTATAAAGGTTTAGGTGCAGTCTGTAATGAACTTGCTGGGACTACTGACCTTTCACCGACTGATGCTTTAAGGAGCATAAACCTATGACATATACCTTGGCTCAGATGATGGATGAAGTCCAGATAAATCTATCTGGCTATACCTATCAGCAAGACCGCTCTACCTATCTGGTATCTGCTGTCACTACAACAACTTCTCCTAGTTCTTCGCCAACCATTCTTAGCCTAGGTTCTGCTTCAGACCTTGGCAAAGGTATTGTTGAGATTGATGAAGAATTGCTATGGGTAGACAGCGTAGACCGTGTTGCTAACACCGCTACCATTTCCCCATATGGTCGTGGCTATCTTGGTACTACTGCTACTACTCACGCTGTAGATGCAAAGGTAACTGTTAGCCCAATTTTTCCTAAGGAAAGTATTAAGAAGGCTATTAACGATACTATCCACGCAGTTGGTGGTGCTATCTATGCAACTAAACAAACTACATTTACTTACAATGCAGCAATTACAACCTATTCATTTAGCGGTTTAGGTATTGAAAATATTCTTGCTATGTCTTGGCAGGATATTGGACCGACTAAAGAGTGGATACGCATTAAGCGTTGGGACTTTGACCCATATGCAGATGTAGATACTTGGGGTAATAACACTCAGACAGTAACTATCGGGGATGTAGTTATTGCTGGTAGAACGGTTAAAGTTATGTATGCAACTAGCCCATCGGTATTTACCGCTAGCAATCAAGACTATGCCACACAGACTGGACTACCAGAATCTACTAAAGATGTAGTTATTCTTGGTGCTGCATACCGATTACTACAATATCTTGACCCAGCCCGTGCTGCTCAATACAGCCCACAGGCTGATGAAATTGACGCTAAGCGTCCATTCGGTGCAAGCAATACAGCAGTCCGACAACTCTTTGCTCTTTACACCCAGCGTCTTAACGAAGAACGCGCTAAGCAACAAAACCAATATCCCCCACGACTTCACTACAGCGCCCGATAGGAATATAAATGACGACACGGCAATACTCATCCCGCTCTCAGCAAACTACGCTGACTGGTGCTATTACATCAGGCGCTACGTCAATGACAGTAGTATCAGGTACAGCGCTACTGGGTGGTGTAACCATCCCTGCTGGTCGTACCTTTACATTAGTAATTGATGTTGATACTGCGCTTGAAGAAATCGTAGATGCTACAGCGGTATCTACCAACACCTTTACAATCACACGTGCTATTGACGGTTCTTCAGCACAAGACCATTCTGCTGGTGCCGTAGTACGGCATATGGCAATCGGTAGAGATTACCGAGATGCCAACCTACACGCTGAATCAACGGCTGCTTATACTGATGGTGGCGGTAATAACCACACTATGCACGGCATTGCTACTGGTGAAGGTGATGTAGTAGGTACAGCCAAAACCCAGACACTGACAAATAAAACTTTAACTAGCCCTACAATTTCTAACCCTACCCTCACGGGTACACCATCTGCTGAAGCAAGCATTGTCTTTGAAGGCGCTACTGCAGACGCATACGAAACTACTCTGACAGTTGTAGACCCAACTCAAGATAATACGATTACTTTGCCTAACACAACGGGCACAGTGGTTATCGTAGATGCAACCCAGACCCTAACCAACAAGACTCTGACCAGCCCTACTATCTCGGGCAGTCCAGTCATAACTGGTCTATCCAGCGCAGGAATGATTTCATCCTCTGCTACCCCTAAAGATTATGTAGATAGCATTCTAGGCTCAGCAACGGCTGCAGCAACCTCAGCAGCATCGGCTGCTACCAGTGCTGCCTCTGCCGCTACAAGTGCCTCTAGCGCCTCTACAAGCGCTTCTAGCGCCCTTACTAGCGCTAACAGTGCATCTACCTCAGCCACAGCAGCAGCCACCTCTGCAACCTCTGCAGCGGCTTCTGCGACTGCAGCGGCTACTAGTGCCACAAGCGCTGCTGCCTCTGCTACCACGGCTTCTAACTCTGCTGCCGCTGCTGCTACATCGGCTACCTCAGCAGCAACTTCTGCCTCATCTGCTTTAACCAGCGCTAACTCAGCCAGCACATCTGCATCATCAGCATTTACTTATGCCTCAACAATGGCAGCCAGCGTATCTGCTGCTCAGACATCTGCAGCCTCTGCTGCAGCAAGTGCTACGGCTGCTGCTACTAGCGCAACTAGTGCTGCTGCTTCTGCTACTGCCGCTGCTACTTCAGCATCTAATGCAGCAACATCAGCGTCTAATGCCTTAACTTCTGCTAATTCTGCTGCAAGTTCAGCAACAACGGCTGCAACTTCTGCTACTTCAGCAGACGCATCTGCTACTGCATCTGCAACTTCTGCTAGTGCTGCAGCAACTTCTGCTACTAGTGCTGCTGCATCTGCTACGGCAGCGGCTACTTCGGCATCTTCAGCAGCCACATCGGCTACTGCTGCAGCATCTAGCGCAACTCAAGCAGAAGCGGCTTGGGATTCATTTGATGATAGATACCTAGGACCTAAAGCAACCCCACCAACTGTTGATAACGACGGAAATCCCTTGACAGCAGGTGTAATATATTACAATACAGGCGATGGGAATATGTATGTCTACTCAGGTACTGCTTGGGTAGTCTTTACTTCTACTGGAGATATTACTGCAGTCGTTGCTGGCAACGGACTCCAAGGTGGAGGTTCATCTGGCAGCGTAACCCTAGGACTTGATACCAATGCCAAGGGTGATTTAATTGTTGGAACAGGTGCCGATAGTTCGGCAATTCTGACAGTTGCATCTACTAATGGTTATTTATTGGCAGTTAATAGTGCTACTGCAACAGGGCTTGAATGGCAAGCAGCACCTGCTGGATACCTTGCCCCAACTTTAGGTACAACAGTAATAACATCAGGCACTACAGTAACAACTATTGTAGGACTGACTAAAGTAACATCAGATGCTTTTATGGTAAAAAATTCCAGTTCAAACGAAATAGACATCGCCATTATGAATATAATGGGCGCTTGGTAAAGAAAGGTAGTAATTAATGGCTACAACAACTAAGGTCCTTGCCCGTACAGCAGCAGCGACTACATCAACAACCCTATACACACAACCAAATACTAGTACTACAACTATTATCACCAATGTGTTGGTAACTAACACAACTAGCAGCACGGCTAATTTTAGTTTAACTATTGCTGGTACTACTGCTGCTACAAGCGTTAGTGTTGCGGCTAATGACACAACTGTAATTGATATGAAGCAGGTTATTCCCCCAACTAACCCTGCTGCTACTATTGCTGGTAGTGCTTCTACTACTGCTGTTAACTTTCACATTTCTGGAGTGGAGATTAACTAGTGGCTCCTGTATATAAATTATCCTCTAGTTCCGTAAAGAATGGCAGGATGCTTTATGGAAGTATGCTGGCTGGTAACGCCAGTTGGACAGAACCTGACGCTGGCGCAATGTTCCCATTGCAGGTCATCACTGTTGGTGCCGCTGCTTCTAGTATTGAATTTACTAACATTCCAAATACTTATACGCATTTACAACTAAGAAGTATTATTCGCAGCACAAATGCTTCATCTGCTATTGAAACTAGAACAACATTCAATTCAGATACGGGTGCTAATTATGCTAGTCATCAAGTTTATGGAACTGGAGCAGCAGTTACAGCAGATGGAGAAATAAATAGTAATTTTATTTACTATTTATATTCACCAGCAAATAACGCTACTGCTTCAGTTTTTGGCGGCGGAATTATGGATATTTTAGATTACACAAATACTAATAAGTATAAAACTACAAGAACCTTGGCTGGTTACGATGCAAATGGAAGTGGTTACATCTTGTTCAGGTCTGGTCATTGGCGAAACACTAATGCTATTACATCTTTGAAATTAGTTTGCGAGTCAGGAAATTTTGCACAGTACAGCCAATTTGCATTATACGGGGTGAAAACAGCGTGAGTACCTATACACCAATAGCAAGCGTTACTCTTTCTAGCGCACAATCCTCTGTCACCTTCAGTGGCATTCCACAGACATATACTGATTTGGTTGTGGTCATTAGCGGTAAAAGAGATACTGGAAGTGCAGACGAT